AATGGATGAAGCTTTGTGTTGCGTCCCATTGGTTCACAATTGGAGCTGGTCGAATATATCACAACGATTATCCTGAGCAATGGTTTTGTTCTGCTCAAACTTGCCGGGAAGAGAACTCCGAATCATTCGCTGGTCAGCACGCTGTTAACTCAACATCATATTATATTAACGATGAAGCCTCAGCTATCCCTGACGCCATCTTTGAAGTTCAAGAGGGTGGATTAACTGATGGCGAGCCAATGCAATTTAGCTTTGGCAATCCTACACGGAATACAGGACGCTTCCGAGAATGTTGGCGTAAGTTCCGCCATCGTTGGGAGACTTATAAGATTGATAGCCGTGACGTTCAGATTACTAATAAGAAGTTCCTTGATGAAATGATTTCGGATTATGGCTTAGATAGTGATACGGTCAAAGTTCGTATCCTTGGTGAGTTTCCTAAATCATCAGTAAAACAATTTATCAATGAAGGTGATGTAGAAGATTGCAAAGGCCGGATGCTTAGAAAACCTTCTTATCAATTTGCTCCAATTGTTATCGGTGTAGATCCTGCATGGTCAGGAGATGACGAGTTTGTTATTTATATGCGCCAAGGGCTATTTAGTAAAATGCTTGGAGTATGGGAGAAAAATGATAACGATATTGAAATGGCTAATATCCTTGCCCGCCTTGAAGACGATTACAATGCTGATGCTGTACATATTGATGGGGGTTTTGGTACGGGGGTTGCTAGTGCTGGTAAAACTATGGGTCGCAATTGGCAGGTTATATGGTTTAGTGCGAAAAGTCCTGATTCCGGTTGCCTCAATCTCAGAGCCCACATGTGGAATGAAATGAGAATATGGTTAAAAAATGGCGCATGTATCCCAAATGACGATATATTACATACAGATTTAATTGGTCCTGAGACCAAACCAAGACTTGACGGAAAGATACAACTTGAAGCAAAAGAAGATATGAAGCGAAGGGGAATCCCCTCACCGAACAGAGCCGATGCTTTGGCTTTAACATTTGCTATGCCTGTTGTGAGTAAAGATCCAAAAGGAATCTCTCATCAAGTTAAACAGGCCCAACATGATTTTGATCCTTATAAAGGAGTGAACTAATGTGTTTTGGAGGAGGACCATCAATGCCAGCACCACCACCACCGCCACCACCGCCACCGAAACCGCCTACTTTGGCTGATCCCTCGGTAAGGCGAGCAAGAGCGGAAGCGGAGAAACGAGCAAGGAATCTTGCAGGATCAAAATCAACTATTGCTACGGGACCTCAAGGATTATTAATACCCGAGTCAACTGGGACAACCTTTTTGGGAGGATTATAATATGTGTGGAGGAGGAGGAGGACACAGATCACCACCGCCGCCACCACCGGCGCCGCCAATAATACAGCCAGCAAAGGCAGCAAAAGGTCGTAGGCGTACACAAGCATCAGCAACATTCTCTAGCCCAAGACAAGCGGCAGCAGAGAAAGCAGGAGCAATAAGCTCCGGAACATTGCTAAGTTTGACGAGGGATGCTTTGGTCGGTCAAAGCAGTAATACCCTTTTGGGAGCATAAATAATGGTAGACACAAGCAACACTAAACCAAATACAGCAATGGATTATGTAAATCGCCGGATGGGAGCCATGAAGTCTGAAAGAAGTTCATGGGATAAACATTGGCAGGATTTAATAGATAACTTTAGTCCTCGGCGTGGTAAGTTCCTGACTACTGATAGGAATAAAGGCAACAAGCGAAACGTATTAACAAACAACACTCCTTTATTTGCTCGTCGGGTGTTGGTCAGCGGCCTCATGACGGGTATCACTTCTCCTGCTCGCCCATGGTTTCGTCTGGCTCCACCTGATCCGGAAATGGATAAATTTGGACCAGTTAGAGAATGGCTTGATCATGTTGAGCGTTTAATGTATAAAGTATTCGCATCATCTAACCTATATAAATCGCTTCCTTTAATATATGAAGAAGCTGGTGTAATTGGTACATCGGCTATGATTCAGGAAGATGATTTCGATACAATAACTCGCTTTACTAATTTCACGGCTGGTGAATATTATTTAGATATTAATGGCAGTCTTAGGGTTGATACATTTGGTCGTGAATACGAGATGACCGTATATCAGCTTATAGACGAATTTGGATATAAGAATGTTAGCAAGACTGTTCAGACGCTTTACGATGTGGGAACATATAGTGCATGGATCAAGGTCAATCATGTTATCGAACCTGTTAGTAATATGGATTTTGAGGAGTTTAAACTTGATCCCAAATTCAAATGGCGTTCAATTTATTATGAACCAGGTAGGGACGGGCTAACTAAGAATAAGTTCCTTCGAATTAAAGGTTATGATGATTTCCCAATCTTGGCTCCTCGTTGGGATGCTAAGGCCGGAGACATTTATGGCTTTAGTCCTGGTATGGATGCTCTTGGTGATAGCCGAGCACTTCAGATTCAGGAGCGAGAGAAAGGGAAAGCTATTGCTAAAATGGTTGCACCACCGACAACAGCGCCTTCATCTCTTAAGGGCTCAAACGTCAGTTTACTTCCTGGAGCAAATAACTTCAGTGATGATCCGAATAATATATTTAGACCCATTTACCAAGTCAATCCAAGAGTCGGAGAACTATCTGCAGACATTCAACTTACTGAGGATAGAATCAATCGAGCTTTTTATGTTGATCTATTCCTACTCATTAGTCGGCAGGACGATGTTCGGACTGCAACCGAGATATCAGCTCGACAGGAAGAGAAGCTATTGCAACTCGGTCCTGTCCTTGAAGGTATGCACGAAGAGCTTTTAGATCCATTGGTTGATAATACCTTTGCTCGGCTCATGAGATTGAGTGAAGCAGGATGGAGAAATCCGGAAGCTCCTCAAATGTTACCTCCTCCACCAGAAGAGATGATAGGATCTGAAGTCAAGGTTGATTATATTAGTGTTTTAGCACAGGCCCAGAAATTAGTCTCTACAGGCGCTATGGAGCGTTGGGTAGGATTTACAGGTCAAATAGCTGGGCTTCGACCAGAAGTTTTGGATAAGGTCAATGCTGATAAGATAGTTGAACAGATGGCAACTGATCTTGGAGTTCCGAACGATATGGTCGTCTCAGAAGAAGAAGTTGTTGCACAACGAGAAGCTCGATTTAAGGCAGAACAAAATGCTCAGAACTTATCAAGATTGCAAGGAGCCGTTGAAGCAGCCAAAGGATTATCTGATGTTGATACAACTGCAGGTAATGCACTAGGAGATCTAGTCGGTGGGCTTCAGGGAGGATCTCCTCAATGATCGAAGAAGAACAACAGGACTATACAGATCCTAAGCAACACAAAAAACGAAAGAAGAAACATGACCTTCAGGTTTCTCGTGAAAAAGAGGATATAAGTAAAATGCTAAATGATCCTGCTGGGCGTAGAGTTTTATGGCGTATAATGGATCAATCGAAGCTATTGGCCCCGGATATGTTTACGGGCAATAGCACAACCTTTTATAATCTAGGCAAGAGAGATCTTGGTCTATGGTTATATAATCAGATTATGGGATCAGAACCGAAAGCGTTTTTAAATATGATGAATGACCAACTACAGGAGAATAATAATGGTTGATGAAGTTGCGGAAGAAATCACCGACACCGCAGGTGAAAACCAGAAAAATTCTTCTGATGACAGTGACGTGACCTCCCCGGCCGACGACACAATGTTATCGGAAGAAGAAAATGCTGATAATGCTACCGCAGAAGCAAAGGACGCTGATGGCGACGATGCAGACGGTAAGGCAGAGCCAGTAAATTACGATGCTTTGGAAATGCCAAAGGATATGGAAATAGATGAAGCAAATCTGGGTGAATTCAAGGATATAGCTGCTGAGATGAATGATGGCAAAGGTATATCCGTTGATGATGCACAGAAGCTTATTGACCTCCGGGCCAAGATGGTTAAAACATCTATCTCCGAATGGGAGACAAAGTTCTCTGAATGGCGAGGCGAATTGCTTAGCGATAAAGAGATTGGTGGTGACAACTTTAAAAAAGTCACTGTTCCAAATGTTCTAGCTGCAGCCGAAAGGTATGGAGACAAAGAAATGATGGAACTCCTACAAACGAATAAGATGTATGGTGAAAACCCAGCTCTTGTTCGTATGCTAAACCGTGTCGGGGAAACATTACGGGCAGATCAACTTGTCCGAGGAAGAGCGGCAGAACCCGGTGATGAAGAAGCTAGGTTGCGTCGTATGTATCCAAGTCACTATAATGATGACGGATCCATGAAGGACCGCCATAAAGGCAGTTCGTCATAATTATACATTTTAAGGAGAAAGTAATATGGCAGCATTAGGAGTAACTAACCCCACTCTTTTAGATCTAGCGAAAGCCACAGATCCAGATGGTGGAATCGCAGATATTGTTGAGATTCTCGCTGAACAAAATGAGATTCTTGATGATATGACCTGGGTCGAAGGTAATTTGACTACAGGTAATAGGACCTCTATTCGTACAGGTCTACCAACACCTACGTGGCGTAAAATGTATGGTGGAGTTCAGCCAGACAAAGGCACCCAGGCGCAGGTTGATGATGCAACAGGTATGCTTGAAGCATATGCTGAAGTTGATAAAGCCTTAGCCGACCTGTCCAACAACACTGCAGCTTTCCGTATGGTTGAAGAACGGGCACACCTGGAAGGTCTCAACCAAGAAATCGTTGATACCTTGTTCTATGGTAATGAAACAACCGAGCCCGAAGCTTTCACCGGCTTTAGCCCTCGTTATAATAGCTTATCAGCTGATAATAGTGATAACGTTATAGCAGGCGGTGGTTCTGGTACAGACAATGCATCAATCTGGTTGATGGTTTGGTCTCCTCAAACATGCTTCGGTATTATCCCCAAAGGTTCAGTTGCTGGTCTACAGCGTTCTGATCTCGGCGAGGTTACACTCGAAGATGCTTCTGGTGGATCTAATACCGGTCGCATGCAGGCATATCGCACACATTATCGTTGGGACGCAGGTCTTACCGTTCGTGATTGGCGTTATGTGGTTCGCATTTGTAACATCGACAAGTCAGCTTTGACTAACGATGCTTCTTCCGGTGCTGACCTCCCGGACTTAATGTTCCAAGCTTTGACTCAGATCCCGAATCTTAATATGGGTCGGTCTGCTTTCTACATGTCTCGGAATACCATGAGCTTTGTTCGTCGACAGGCGACCAATGCTACTTCAGGTTCAACTCTTACCATAGATAATGTTGGCGGTAAGATGATTACACAATTCCAAGGTATCCCTCTTCGACGTTGCGATGCATTAGCAGCAGATGAAGCTTTGATATCCTAAACAACAACCCCCGGTGAGGAGTTCTAACAACCCCTCTTCATCAAATTCTCTTGGAAGGAGAACGTTATGATTTTAGATTCACGTCTTGAATTTGCAGATGGCGAAGATATTTCGCAAACAACTGGTACTTATCTCGCAACCAATCAGATCGACATGGACAATGTTCGTGACATCGGTGCTGGTCGGCAGGCCTATCTGGTTATCCAGATCGACGTTGCCGTATCCGGTAGTTCTTCCACGATCAACTTCCGACTTCGTTCTGATAGCACGGCAGTTACCCACGCTACCACCTCGACTGCTCATATCGAGACTGGTGCAATTGCAGAAGCAGTTCTGGTAGCAGGTCACCAGATCTCAATTGCTCTTCCGGCCGAAGGTAACACGTATGAACAGTATCTTGGTTTGCAGGCGATTGTTGGAACGGCGACAACGACAGCAGGTACTTATTCTGCTTTCATTACTTTCGACCCTCCGTCGAAATGGAAAGCTTATGCTGACGCCACTAACTAAGTGGTAATCTAAAACGGAGGGAGGCATTCGTGCCTCCCTCCAAATTAGGAGAAAATGAATGAAAGTCAATTTTAAAAGGGATTGGTCTTACGCCGAAGGTCGTTTCCGGCAGCGGAACAATCCAAATAAAGTACCTGATAGGTTTGTTAATCAATTGCCTTCAGATGCTGAAGTTATCGAATCACCTAAAGCTACTCCAAAGCCAAAGCCAAAGCCAAAGGGCGAAACTAAAAAGGATAAATAGTCATGGCTGTCAGTGAAGCTCAAATTTGTAATTTAGCTCTTGCACATATTAAGCAGACTACAACTACGATTGCTAATCTAGTTACAGATACTGGTAACACTGCCGTTCAGTGTAGGATTCATTACGATGTTGTTCGTCGATTCGTATTAGCTGATCATAATTGGAATTTTGCTACGAAGCGGGTAGGTCTTGCAGATATTAGTTCAGATCCTATGTCACCAGTTACTTGGGGATTTCGTTATGACTATCCCTCTGATTGTTTGAAGATCCAGTCAATAGAACGCTTAGCAAAGACGGATATAGCTATTCCTTATAGAATTGAAGCAGAAGACGATGGTTCGGGTTTGAGTATTTTATGTGATACTGGCGAAGCCAGAGCAATCTATACATTTGATGTATCAAATACTACATTGTTCTCTCCGGGATTTATACAATCTTTTAGTTGGTATCTTGCAAGTGAACTTGCACCAGCTCTAAGTGGAAGTGATAAAAGTCAAGAAGCATGCCTTACTATTTATCGAAATACGATTGCTGCAGCACAGGCAGTTGATTCAGGTGAAGGTGAAACAGATCCTGAAATCGACTCTCCTTGGGAGCGTGCAAGAACTGGGGGAAGAACATAATGCCATTAGAAGTTCCACAAATATCTTTTGCAGGCGGAGTAATTTCTCCTTCGACATTTTCACGAGTCGATCTTGCAAAATTTGGATCCGCAGCTAAGACCTTAGATAATTTCTTTGTTCGAGCAGAAGGCGGAGTTTCTAATCGCGCAGGATTTCAGTTCATGAAAGAGGTCAAGGATAGTACCAAGATCACTCGAATTATTGGATTTGAATTCAATGAAGAACAAGCATATGTCCTTGAATTTGGGAATCTGTATATTCGTTTCTATAGCCAAGGAGGAGCAGTTCTTGAATCAACCACAACTATTTCGGGAGCTACAGCTGCTAATCCGGTTGTTATAACAGATACAGGTCATCCATATACAAACGGGGAAGAGATCTATATTACTGGTGTGTTAGGTATGACCGAATTAAATGGCAAATTTTATAAAGTTGCTAGTAAGACAACTAATACTTACGAACTAACAGATATTAATGATGTGGATATTAACGGATCAGCTTACACGGCTTATTCGTCTGCTGGGACTTCAGCGGTAGTTCATACAATCGTTTCTCCATATACAGAAACAGATTTAGCTAAACTTAATTTCCGTCAATCTAATGATACTCTTTATCTAACTCATACTTCACATGCTCCTCGTAAATTAGTTAGAACAGGAGCTGCAAACTGGACTTTGAGCACTATAACCTTTACTGCTGAACAAGCTGCTCCTACAAGCGTGACGACAACGCCTCAGGGGTCTACTGGATCTACGACCTATGAATATAGAGTTACTGCAGTTAGTGATGAAACTGCAGAAGAAAGCATTGTAGTTAATACCAGTACCAGTACAGGTAATGCAAACCTTAGCGATACTAATTTTAATAGAATTGGATTTAGTGCACCAGCTGGAGCAGGTTCATATAATATCTACAAGGAAGATAATGGTCTTTATGGTTTCATCGGTGCAACCGAGACAACAACTTTTGACGATAAAAATATCGCAGCTGATTTAGAAGATACTGCTCCAAAGGCTAGGAACCCATTTAGCGGAGCTTCAGATTATCCAGGAGCAGTTGGTTTACATGAACAGAGATCTGTATGGGGCAACACAATCAATGATCCTCTGACTACATGGTTAAGTCAGACTAGCCAATTTGAGAATATGAATGTCTCATCCCCGACAAGAGATGCTGATGCAGTTACAATCCGTTTGGTTACAGGGCGAGGTAATGAAATCCGGCACTTTAGATCATTCCAGGAACGGCTGTTTATCTTT